ACCAGTCATATTGACATCCAACCTATGTACTGTGAATCAGGATTATCTAGGAGCCACTGCTCACGCAGCTTGTTTTGGTAAGCCCAATTTATATCTGTAGATGCGCTCATCTTTGGCCACCCCATCCACCACCTTTAAATATGAGACCAGGTGCGCTATATAGCCTGCTCATTTGTAAATTACATTTAGGGCAACTCATCGGCCCAACTTCATCATCATAAGATTTATGCACTGATCCATAAGTGCCGCATTCATTACAACTGTATTCATAGGTAGGCATTACTTACTCCTTATCAGCTGACAAGTGTGGCAGTCCACGGCTTTAAACATCCATCCACCACACTTATCGCATCTACATATATCCGAGTCTGGTATATGCAACGCTTCGGCTATATTCTTGACACCGACACATCCACAATCCATACACTGATAAGCCTTGAATCCTTCAGGCATATCCAACTGATCGAGCCATAGAAACTCGGTCTTGCGTTTACAGCCATTGCATTTAAATTGTGGGTGCATCATGGTAATATTTTTATTGCCTACAGTGGCACTGAGTACAAACTAAGAAATTACCAGAATGTATCAGCCTGTCATCATTACAAGCTACACAAACATCACTAGATGGTAGAAACTTTACCTGGTCGTTCTCTATGCGCTCCAGGTAAGGTCCGCCTCTTAGAATTTCTACATATCCCATTTACTCACCTCCCTCGCTATCGCTAGGAAAGAACCAAGATCCTGCAGCTGTAATCTTTGCCCATTTAGCATCACATTGATCGGGCTTTGCTGCACTACAAACATAACCATGATAAGGCTTGCCAGTTTTGGCTGTGCCTTCTTTAAGAATCATCGTGCCATGTTTACATTCTTGTGGTTTCGGATTAACTGGTATTGCTTCTATTGCATCACCAACACTCCATACAGTTGGCTTGTCCTCTGCGAATGATGCACGTAGCACATCTTCTACAGCTCTAGCCCTTGTGCCAGGTGGTGAATAACTTGCAACCTTTGTCATTTCTTCTCGGCTAGCCCTTTTGCCCTTAGCTGCATAACCTGCGTTTGCAAGCGCTCGGCCGATCGCTGAAGTCTCAGCATTCTCCAATGCAGAAGTTGAATTGACACCCCGATCAGACACGCTCTCGCTAGCAAGCCCAGTCGCCCACGGGTGTGCATCGGCTTCTGTCTTAAATAGTTGAGCACTAATAATGTATCTAGTGTCTGTGGCCTGCTCAATCTTTGTTGATAATCTTCCATCTGGATACTCCTTCCAAAACTTATCTAGTCGGCTTTCGACTGTTTCGTAATCTGCTAAATTAAATGCCATTAGTCATTCCCCCACGTGAAGTTAATGTCGGCTTCTGCATCAAGGACTGTCTGGTATATTGAAATGTAAGCAAGTGCATCTTTGACACTGTCTTCATGGCCTGGAGATTCACTAAGCCTAGAAACCTTGAGCAACGCCATACATAATGCGACTTGACTAGGTGTAATTGGATGGTCGAGGTATGCCGACCAGAGCTCACTGATCCTTTTATGGTTTGTGTAAGGGTGACCATAGATCGTTCCCCTTGTATGGACCAAATCAACAACATCAGCTAGCAACTTCTCAGTTTTTGTCATAGTCAAATACCTCATCTGACTTTACTTTGTTTTGAATCATCCTGCGGTGCATATCCCAGCCATCTTTACGGCCTCGCCAATAATGAGTTTGCTTTAGGTCATCTATATGCGTTGCCAATAACAACCATCCAATACTTGTACCTATAAATAAATATATAGCCATTTCAAGTGTCATTTTGTAGCCCTATCTATGCTCACATACTTTGTGGCATGGCAATAGTGTTGCACCTGTGTATGACTTTGTAGATGATTTAGACTGTTTTGTTTATAACGATTAGATAACGTTAATATCTTCGAGGTCATCGATATGGTCATCGATAGTGCGCTCTTCGTACTCTGTATTAAGCCCCATAATGTTTGCTTAATGCTGTAAATGAGCCATCCTTGTTTATTGGCACCAGGGTTGGTGTCAAGGTCTTGCCTATGGTTTCTAGTATAGCAATACCCATCTGCCAATTAGCGCTTCCATAGCGTAAATAAGAGGCTTTCTTACGATCCATAAGATTACCTACCTCAACCCCGTATAAAGCCCTGTAATGGCTTCCTACGCCCTCTGCATAGGCACTCATGCCTAGTCTATGGGTGTGCCCACAGAGTACAGATTTACCCCATTTTTTAGCCAGGTTAAGAGCTGTGATACCAGCGTGCTGTGACATGTTGCCTTCATCGCCATGGGCCAGCATCCACCCTGGGTGAAACTCATAAGCGGTCTTGTGATACTCCATGCCCATATCTTTAAATCCCATAAAGGCTGGGTACTGTAATTCGGGTAGGCTAATTAAACCAGGCACCTTAAGCAAAGTGTTATATAAGCGATCAGTATGATTACTGCGGATAATATGACACTCTCGGCTGTACTCACTGAGATCCCACAGTATCGACTTAGTAAGTTCCCGATCATCGTGAATGGTTTGCCGATAAGCCAAAGGTGTGCCTTCAGCCCATTTACTAATTGTGTTAAAGTCAATCTCATCCCCAACCACCAATACTGAATCAAACTTCTCCCGCCTTGCTAACTTAATTACATTGTTTACAGCTACCTCATGATGAAATGGCACCTGCAGATCGCTAATAACTAGATAGCGCTTAATCTTCATCCTCTTCAAAATCATCAAGTGGATTTTTTATAGGATCTTTACTATCTATGATCCAATCTGGATAACTTGATCTATCCATCGCAAACGCTAAAGCTGTACCTTCGTCCATTCCAGATTTACGGCAAGCCATATAAACTTCATTAGCTGCTATTGCCCAGAAGTCTAACTTTGTAAGTACAGGCTCTTTAGTAGTCCTGCGCCTACGTGCAATCTTCTTTTTAGGTTTGCGTTTAGTAGCCATAATAAAATTATGACTTACTGATTAAGATAAAGAGATCATCGACACGCTTCTCTAGTCTTGTTAATTGATCCTTCATGCTAGAGCCACCATTAGGGCGTAACTCATTTAGCCAGCCTTTAACTAAAAAACGTAATCCTACTAGCCCGCCTGATAGCACGGCCATAACGCCAGCGCCAAAGCCAGCCCACTCTGTAGGTGTCATGCTTCATTAGCACCGATGCCATAAGCACTGTCGGATTTATCTAGAGCCCTAGCTGCTGGACCTGCGAGCGCTGCAACAATTACAGACACGGCAGGATCTAAACCTAATTCATTACTTGCTAAAAATGTTAGTAGTGATACAAGCACACCTCTAAAGTATGATTTTAGTATTGCTTTTTGCTTCTTGCTTATCTTCATATCTTGCCCCCTATTAGTGGTATATCGAATGGCGTGCCATTTAGATCGCCTAGTGTTGTAAAACTGATATGCATATGACGCTTGTGCGGGTTGATTCCTTTGTACTTACGCCATTTCCAATTTAATATCTTTGAGCATATTCGCCCGTTATAGATGACGTATGATATGCGTGGATCCGACTTGGCTGCGATTCTGATTTGGTCAGCCAAATAAGGTGCGAGCCCATCGGATGGCTCCAGCCCAGCATCAATATCAATTGCTCTGACCCAAATCCCGTCTGGATTATGATCCGATTTTCTGGCGGAGTGACGGCTATCGCCCAGCCACCCATCACTGGCAGTACGCCTATCTGGAAACCACGTATCAACTTGATCTCTTAACTGCACGCCAGCTGCACATAGCTTAGGTTGCATTACAAACCTAGAGCTGTTAAATCCTCAACAGTTAAACCAAGTGCTGCAAGTTTAGCCTGTGCCGCTGATTTTACTAATTGCTTTGCTTTGGCTTCGGTTTGTTCAGCTTGGCCTTCGGCTTGGCGTGATTTAATATCTTTTATTTCTAAAGCGGTTGCTTCTCTTACATCATCATCTATCTGTATATTTATAGTCATTTTATCTCCTAACTTAGAGCGTAACCATAGACAAAAATTGTTCCACCAGTCAAAGTGCCGCTAACGGGGGTTAAAGTAAATGCTGTGTATGAAGTGGTGTTATCTACGTATCCACCCCAATTTCTATACTGCGTATCACCGCCATAAAGTCCATTTTTTATATAAGTGCGTTTGGCTAAAAATGGATTGATTATCTCAAAACTGCACTGAGTTCCATTAGTAATAACATTACCAGCTCTTGTAAAATTAGAAGCATTATTATTGGCAGCAATAGTTGAAGCAGCGGTTGAATAAACTGCACCAATATAACACGCATAATATCCGGTCGTAGTTGAACCTAATTGCATAGTCATATTTTCATCATTAACGCTGCCAGTTCCGCCAGTTACAAAAATTGCATAAGCATCATAAGTTGCAGAAAAAGCACTTGTAACAGTAACGCTGCTAACAGCAGAGCCGATAACTTGGCTTTTAACTAAAGTTAATCCAGCACCAGCAGGGGCAGCCCACTTTAATCCTAATGCTTGTGTAGAATCTGCTGTTAGAACTGTGTTATTAGCACCGATTGGAATTCGGGCATCAACTGTAGAAAAACCATAGACATCGCCTTTAGTAGTCAATGGTGATCCGCCACCTACTGCTACCCATGCACTACCGCTATAAGTTAAAACTTGGTTTGTGTCTTTTAAATAACATGCGTTACCTTCTTGCGGTGATGTTACAGCTGCATCTCTAGCAGCGGCACTGGCAAAAACCCAGATACCTTGCATCAAGTAGCCATCAACATCGGCAGCGGTTAATACCTCGCCTGTTGTAAAATCCTTAAATCCTAATCCAGCGGCCATTATTTCTCCTTAGTAACTGAG